CCTCTAGGTACTGGTGGAATCAGTGGAGCATATGTTGCAGAAGGTGACTATTTTTCCTTTTCAGATACTTCTTCTGGAACGGGTGCTATTGTAAAAGTCCAAGCAACAGATATGCTCCCATATGGAATTAGTGGTGACCATAGATTTTATGGTAACATATATTTTGATGGTGACACCACTACAATCAATTCATCAGAATTATTTATTGATGATAAATTAATTTATATTGCCTGTACTGGTGATGCTGATGGTGGAAGTGGTGGGTTGAGTGATGAATTATTGCAAGGTGCGGGTATAGTCATAAGAGGTAGCGATTCTACCAAAGACAAATCATTAACATATGAACACACAAGTGTTGCGGGTGGTGGTGTATACGAAGCATTCAAACCTAATATTGATTTGATGCTACATTCTACTTCAAGATTGCTATCACAAGATTCTAATTTAAATCTTATTACATTAGTTGATACTGATTTTGACCTAAGTTTTAAACAAGCAATAAAACCAGAAGAATCTTGGAAAATTAGAAAGAAATTGACAGGTGATGGTGCAGGAAGATTAATATTTTTACACGAAGACACCTCTACAGGTATAACTTCTGGTTCAATCAGTTTATCAAAAGGTGGTAATGTAAAAATACACAACCTTGATGGTGATGTTGTTGTAAGTGGTGTAACACAAGAATCTTCATTTAAATATTTACCTGCTCCATATTCTATTCCTACCACAGGCATGAGTGGTGATTCATACCTTAATTATAAATGGACAAACAGAAAAATTATCGAACAAACTACACATGGTTTTACGGCAGGAGATTTGATTAAGTATCATATTGATGGAACAACATATGAAAAAGCATATAACACATCAAGAACCAGTTCTGAAGTAATTGCTATTGTTGAAAATGATAACGGTGGAAGTGCAGATTCGTTTGTTGCTGTGTTTAATGGATTGGTTGATTTGTCTGAATGGATTCCTAATGGATGGGATGCTGTTCACGGAACAACTATGACTGCGGGAGAAGTATATTTCTTATCAGATTTGGGAAATTCTGGTGGATTTACTTTAGACGAACCAATTGTAAATGGTGATATTAGAAAACCTGTTTTGGTTGCAGTTGATGAACGAGAAGCATTGTTTGTGAATTATATTGGTAATGTAGTTTCTACTGGCGATTCTGAATCAGGTGTGGGTGATATAGTATATTCTGATGGATATCTTATAGACACTTCCGTTATACCAAATCAGGGATATAAAAACAAAATCATTAATGGTGATTTTTCATTCTGGCAACGAGCAGAAGACTATAGAATTGATATAGTATCTGCTTCTGATTGGGATGGTTCTACAGGAACAAGATGGACTAGTGATAACAATTCAATTTATACATCGGATATGTGGTTACTTGAAACTCGTCATGACGGAACAGAAGCAGAAATTCAAAAATTAGGACACACATTTGGTTCTGGACCAGTTGGTACATATGGAACACAATCAAGAGGTTCATATGCAAAAATATTAAACAACATCACAGATGATTCCACACACAAAGAATCTTGGATTATGAACAGAATAGAAAATGTTGCGACCTTTGCAGAATCTAACGGTAAAAAACGAGCAACAGTTTCTTATTGGGTACAGGGTTCTAGTCTTGATGTATCTGGTATGACAGGTATGACTGTTTCTTTATGGCAAGTAATGGACGGTAATAGCGGTGACGATAAATCATATGGTGGTGGTGCTACTTGTTGTTTGGGTATTGATAGTTCAGGTGTAACATATGAAGGTGGTATGAGTTTAGATAATATTCCATTAAGTTGGTCGAAAAAATCTCATACATTTATTATCAATTCTATGACAGAATTAAATACAAGTCCATATTCATATGATGAAAATTATAATTGGTTAGAATTGAGATTTTCATTACCTACTCAATGGGGAATAAGTGGTGGTATTGACTTGGCAAGAGTTCAAGTAGAAGCAGGTTCAACTGGAACTGATTGGGAAGAAAGAAGTGTTCAAGAAGAAGAAATATTAGTTAATAGATATTATCAAAGACATCCAATATACACAACAGGATGGCAAAATGCAGGTAATACAATGGGAACAAATGGGAATTGGAACGTACTACCCTATCCGAGTTATGGTGTAGGAGAAAATACATCTATAACAAGTTGTTATGCGTATGATAGGGGTTCTGATAATTGTTATAATGCAAATGTATCAGATGTTTGGAATGCAACTCCAAACTTTGGATTTAATTCGGGAAGAACAGCATCGCAAGATGGTAATGTAATATGTAATGCAATATATCATTTTGATTTTGGAATTTACGACTAGGAGAAATAAATGGGAAGTAGTGCATTTACAGGATTAGGAGCAGGAAATTCAGGATTAAAACGTCTTATACGACAAGACAATGATTTTAATCCTGGTGATGTGTTACGACTTAACGGAAGTACATACACCAAAGCATCCGCAAATTCTATAGACGAAGCAGAAGTTGTTGGTGTTGTTGAAGACAGCACCGCTTCAAGTTTTACTATTGTATATTCAGGTGAAATTGATTTAAGTGAAATGGGTTCTGTTGTTTCTGGTCAAGCATACTTTCTTCAAAAAACACCTGCGGGTTCAATAGATATACAACCACCCAGCGCCACAGGAACTATAAAGAAAACTGTTTTAATTGGAAGTAATGACAACAAAGGTATTGTAGTAAATTATCTTGGATTAGTAAATGGTATAGAGTCTGATGATTTAGTAAATTTAGAAGGTATTCAACCAGTTGGTACTATTATACCCTATGCAGGACCAATTTCGCAAACATCACAAATTCCAGAAGGTTGGTTATTATGCGATGGTTCACAATTTAATAGTGTAACATATCCATCATTAGCAAACTTATTACAAGACACCTATGGTGCAATTGAAGGAAATTTGTATAAACTCCCCGACCTAAGAGCAAGAACTCCAATGGGAATTAATTTAACAAATGATGCAACAAGTAAAAATGCTGCTTTTGGAACTTATAATGTTGGTAGTGAAGGTGGCGAAGAACAACACGGATTAACTGATTTGGAAATACCATTACATACACATAATATATCAACTGATGTATTTATGGATGATGTTATGACAGAGAACAACCATCCAGTATATGAATCTATTGATGGTATTACATATTCTTCTGATGGTCAGGGGACGACTCAAAAAATAGACAATCAAGGTCCAATTATTGGAGATGATTGGGCGTCTTTAGGAGATAACGATGACGGAGATTATGCACTAATTAAATATTCCAATTTTGTATGTGGAAATCATAACAACGGTGCGGGTCAACACCATAACAACCTTCAACCATATCTAACTGTAAATTACTTAATTAGAGCAAAGAAAGAAGCAAGTGCAGGCATCCTAACAGTAAATCTTCAAGATTTAGCCGATGTAGATAATACACATAATTGTGGTTCTTCTTGTATAGATGGTAATTGTAATATTCCTAGACAGGGTGATTCATTAATATTTAATGGGTCACCTTCAAGTTTTGGTGAATTAAATGTTGGACATGGTTCAGACAAATTTGTAGTTACCTCTGTAAATTCCTATGATAAAAATGTTATAATTAATGGGAACTTTGATATATGGCAAAGAAACACATCATTCAGTAGTGAAGAAACAAATACATCAGGACGACTTTGGTTGGCAGATATGTGGAACTTTGGAAAACATTCTTCAACATCATCACGACATACAATTTCAAAAATAACAAGCGGTGATGCAGATATTTCTAAATCTCCTTGGGATATGGGTGCGAGTATGGTGCCTGGAAATAATTTTCTTCAAATATACACCACAACACCAAAATCAACAATGGCGTCACAAGATTATGTTCACTTAAATTACTTTGTTGAAGGTAATGATATGCGACCTTTGTGGAGTGCAAAATGTATGTCTTTGAGTTTCTTTATCAGAAGTAAAACAGTTGGAACATATTCTGTTGCTTTTAGAAATTGGCAATTCGGTAGGTCTTATGTAGCAACATATAACATCAACCAAGCAAACACATGGGAATGGAAAACCATAACAGTTCCTATTCCAGAATGGTCAGACCGTTCTAATTGGAATTTTAATGATGATACAGGGTTAAGAATTACTTGGACTCTTGCAGGTGGAAGTGATTATGCAACTTTAAGTACAAACACTTGGTTATCGGGAAATGCAATACATTCTACCAATCAAGTAAATGGTGTTGGTACAGTAGATACATCTTCAACTGCATCATTCCAAATATCACAAGTACAACTTGAATCTGGTTCTGTTTCAACTCCATTCCAACAAATGAGATTGCAAGATGAAATTGCAAGGTGCGAACGGTATTATGAAAAGAGTTATGAACTAAATACAGTTCCTGGCACCGCTACATCCAGAGGAAGAATAAACGAAAATGATTGGGTTATTAGCCCTACAGCACATATAAGTACCACTTTCCGTACACGGAAAATGACGACACCAACAGTAACAATTTACAATCCAAGTAACGGTGACAAAAACTCTTACGCAATGACTCATATGGAAAGCGGTAGTGATACACATCATGTAGTGCTAAGTACATATACAAGCGAAACCAACATATACAGTATCACTAGAGATACCACTCAAACAACACTAAATAGTGGATACAAGAACAAAATTACATTTCAATATGTTGCGGTGGCACCGTTAAGTTAATAGGAAATAAATATGTCAAATTATTACAGTGCAATAAATGTTCCAACCGATGTAGAGGGATATGTCGAAATTATTACGGCAGACACCGACATCTATATCAAACCTACTGAGACTCAGTTTGCGGGTAATGGAACAAGCGAAAATCCATATAAACTTTTATCTGAAGCATTTAATTATCTTGAAAATAAAAGAATTGCTAAAGATGTGACTGTCAATATAATAGTCAAAAAAGTAGTGGAAATGAATGCTTGGAATGAACATGTATCAGACGATGCTCATTTGAAAATTCAACATCCTGATTCAGAAAGAATTATAATTAAAGGAGAAGAATCCACCGATATTAATTTATATGGTATTAATTATTATGATTCTACGTTACGAGCAATGAACGATTCTGTGACGGGTGGATATTTAATGGAAATTATAGTAAGTGATACTTCCAATGTATATGTTGGAGATTTCATAAAAATATACGATAGTAACTATTCTTCGGATAGTGAATATGTATCTGGTGTATCTGGTCCAACATTTATTGAAACAGATTTTGATACTTATTATAGCAATCCAGATGGTGGACAAGGATTAGATATTAGTGGTAACTCATATGATGCTGCCCCATTATCTCTTCGTAAAACTTTATCTTTTGGATGTCACGAAGTCGTAGGAGTAGATGATTCACACAATGCAATTGATAGCATTCTTTTACATATACGACATACGAATCCTACATCATTAAATCATGGAAGTCATGGTGGGGGTAGTATATCGGGCGCCACCGCATATTGTACACCGCAAGGATTAAGATGGAATTCTAATAACAGTAATCTTCCAGACGGAACAACTTGTGGTAATATATTTGGAGATGAATATACATCAGGTTCAACGGCACATAGATTATATGGTGCATCATTACCTTTAAGTGGTGGACATACAGCAGGCGCCACAGGTTCTTTTGTTTTTGAAAGAGTCACTGACTTTGGTGGTGGTGATGGAGCAAATGGTAAAATATGGGATACTAGTGGATGGCAAATCCCAGAAGGTTTACCAATATCAGGTATAAAAGCAAAACATTTACCTTGTCGAGTTGCATTTTTTCAAGACAATATTGGTTTAGAATTATCAGATTGTAGGTTAGGAAAAATACAAGACTTAGTAATATGTGGTCCTGGATTTTCGGCTGGTGCAATAACAACACTACCAACGGATACTTCCGTGGGTATTAAAGCAAATGATAGTGGTGGATTATTAGAAATAGATAATACCTGTGTTGTTGGGTTTAATGTTGGAATACAATCATATGACAATTCACAAGTAAATGCAGATAGTGCCGTTGTTAGTGGTTGTAAATATGGATTTGTTTCAGACCAACACAGTCAATTGTCATCAAAATATTCTATAGCAAGTGGATGTGGAGAGGGATATCGTTCCACAAACGGTTCACAGATAGACAACTCATATAGTATTTCTTGTGCCAATTCCGAATCAGGAATGGTAGTATCTAATAACAGTACATTAGATTCAAAATATTCCTTATCTTGTTTTAATGGTAAATATGGATACCAATCAACCAATTCTTCTGTATTGCAGTTATCACCATCAAGGACCATATTAGGTGAAACCGAAGACGAAAATGGATTCACTGGAGATACTTTATACAGTGGTGCGACTGCCAATAATAGATATCAATATTCAGATAAAACTGGTTCAATCGCATTCAGAAATACATATAGTGGAATATACAATGAAAATTCTACAACATATGCATCAAATTCAAGAAGCACTTGCAATTTACATTCTGGATTTCTTATTGATAGAAATGGAACATTAGACGCTTCACATTCAAATGCTTACAGTAACGGGTTGGTGGGTTTATTCTCAGACGGTATTACAGCACACAATTCTGGATTTGTGTTTCAAAACCACAGCACCGCTGTTGTTGGACACAGCACATCAAGTGATAATTTGTATTGTGGTTATCATGCAGAATATGGTTCTAATGTTATAGCAACAAATTCTTGGGGTGCTTCATCGGATGCAGCAAGTTCAGTAGGATTTTTTGCTGATAAAAATTCTATAATTTATATTAGTGGAATATCTGGTCCTACCGCAAGTGACAACGGGGGAACAATTGCAAATTATTAATTATGAATATTTTTCGTCATTTATCAAATAATATAATTCAAATCGACAACGAGAATTTTGATTTAAGTTTATTTCTTGAAATTGAACCTGAATATAAATTACCCGAAGATGTAGTATACCGTGAATATATTCCACAAAAACATCATATATTGCATACAAAAAATAATCAATATTCTGGAGAATTTCCGTGGAAAGATGGGGATAGATATTTGAATCGCATTCCCGATTTACATCTTGTACAAAAAACCATAGAAGAAGATAAATGTTATGTAAATAAAATAAAAAAACAAGCGGAAATCGAATCAAAAGAAAAAACAAGAAAAACAGAATACCCTAATACATCAGAATTAGTTGTTGCATTGTGGGAACATTTTGTTGAAGGTAAACCCAAAGAAAAAACCATAGATATAGTGCAAGAAAAACGATTAAAAGTGAAGGAGAAATATTCAAAATGAAAATCACATACGAACAATTATATCGGTCATATCCTGTATTTAAACGAATGCTAGACCAACCACTACCAATACAAACTGCTTTAAAGTTTCAAAAGTTAGTAGAAAATATTAACCCACACCTAAAACAAATAGAACACAATCAATCCGAACTTATTGAAAAATACAGCGAAGATAATGGGGATGGTTCGGTAGAGATACCTAAAAACAAAAGAAATAAATTTATCAAAGAACTTGAAACTTCATTGAAACCAGAAATTACAATTACTTGGGATTTGTTAAAAATGTCACAATTGGGTGAGCATATAGCAATATCAGTTAGAGATTTAGATAATATTTCATATTTATTGGAAGATTATGAATCTATGGCAATTTTATGATAAACTTACTCCTGCTATTATACATATATTAGAATAAGGGAGATAAAATGGCACTACCTGCTACAAGACAACAATTAAAAGATTACGCACTTAGGAGATTAGGTTCACCTGTAATTGATATTAATGTTGATGATTCTCAACTAGAAGATAGATTAGACGATGCATTACAATTTTTCGCAGATTATCATTATGATGGTGCAGAAAAATTATATCTAGCACACGCAGTCACACAAGATGATATTAATAATGGATATATTGATATTTCTGCTATTGATGATTCTGTTTTAAGTGTTTCTAATGTATTTAATTTTTCCAATAGGTCTAGTAATATGTTTGATATGCAATATCAAATGGCACTTAACGATTGGTATGGATGGCATTCTGGTGGAACAATGACAAATTATATGCTCATTCGACAAAATATGGCATTAATTCAGCAAATGTTAGACCCCTCAAAATCTTTTAGATTTACTAGAAGTACAATGAGATTATATTTAGATATGAATTGGGATAAAGAAACAGAAGTTGGAGAATTCCTTGCATTTGAAGTTTGGGCAACAATTGACCCAGAGATTCATGTTAAAATATATCAAGATAGATTATTAAAAAAATATACTACCGCACTATTCAAAAGACAATGGGGTTCAAACCTTTCAAAGTTTGAAAATATTCAATTGCCTGGTGGAGTATCTTTTAATGGACAACAAATTTTCGACCAAGCAAACGAAGAAGTTGAAAAACTAGAAGAAGAAATGCAATTAAAATTTGAAGAACCGCCAGGCTTCATACTAGGATAATAATGGCAAAGAATTCATTTTTCAAACATACTAGCAACGAACAACAGGTTGTTGAAGATTTGACCATAGAATCTATACAAATTCACGGTCAAGATTTAGTATACATTCCCAGAACCATCGTAAACAAAGATGAAATTTTTGGTGAAGACACAATTTCAAAATTTGAGGGCGGAACACAAATTGAAATGTATATCGAATCTGTTGATGGGTTTGAAGGTGATGGAGATTTTATCTCTAAGTTTGGTTTAGAAATTCGTGATAGTATGTCTTTAGTAGTTTCAAAAAAACGATTTCAACAAGAACTTACAATGGACAGACCAAAAGAAGGAGATTTAATTTATTTTCCACTTACCCAAGGTCTATTTGAAATTAAATTTGTCGAACACGAAAATCCATTTTACCAATTAGGAAAACTTTACACATATAAATTATCATGTGAATTGTTCCAATATAGTCAAGAGGATTTAGAAACAGGATGGTCTGATGTTGATGACATAGAAACATCACATCAAGATAATGTTGTGAACATTACATTCTCTGATTCTACAGGAACATTCTTAGTTGGTGAATCAGTAACCTCGACAGGTTGGTCTGCTACCGTATCTTCGTGGTCTGGTGGAACGGCACGGTTGCTTGGAGTACATAATATTGTTGGTTCTATATCGGGTGGAACAGTTACCGGCTCAGATTCTGGTGCTACAGGAGAATATTCGTCACAGAGTAACCCCGACATTCCGACTATCATTCCTGACCCTGTTTCTGACCCATTCGATAACTCAGATGGTTTACAGGTTGATGCAGATGACATATTTGACTTCTCTGATATTGACCCATTTAGTGAAGGTAATTATTGAAACACTCGTTTCTTATACATAATATAAGAAGGAGATTATTAATGAAAGAAAAATACGGATTTGTTTATATTTGGTATGATAGAAAAAGAAAGATGTATTATATCGGTTCTCATTGGGGAACAGAAGATGATGGATATATTTGCTCATCCAACAGAATGAGAGATGCTTATAGAAGACGACCAAACGATTTCAAAAGAAGAATAATACAAATAGTCAATGAAAGAACTAAACTTCTAAATGTTGAAGAACAATGGCTTCTAAAGGTTGAAAAGAAGAAAGATAAGTATTATAATCTATGTTTCACAACCAACGACAACCTCTGGTGGAATGATGAGAAACAAAGACTAACAGTTGGTCAAAAGATAAGTGCAAAGAACAAAGCAAATCCAAATTTTGGCAAATGGAATTGTGGTAAAACCTTGTCTGAAGAAACCAAAAAGAAGATTTCAGAATCTACCTCCATGGCAATGAAAAAGCACTATAAAGAAAACCCAAGAACATCAGAAACCTGCAAGAAGATTTCAGAAAACAATAAACGACTTCAAAGAGAAAAGAAAATCGGAATGCACGGAAAGAAGCATAAACCAGAAACTATCGAAAAGATGAAACAAAATAATGCAATGAAAAATCCCATCCATGTTAATAAAATTAAAGAAGCGAAGAAAGGTATAAAATACCTAAATAAGAATGGTAAAAGAAAGATGGCAGTTCCAAATACGGAAAAATGGAATGTTCTGGTAGAACAAGGATATAAAGAAGGTTATTAATGTTTACATATTTTAAAAACGATTCAATAAGAAATTTAGTAATAGCATTTGGTTCTTTATTTAATAACATTTATGTCCGAAGATTTGAATCTAATGGTGATATCAAAGAACAAATGAGAATACCTCTTTCATATGGTAATAAAGAAAAATATCTTCGTAGATTAGACGAAGGTGGTTCAATTACAAATGAAGATGGTGCTATAGTTCAAATGACTTTACCTCGCATGAGTTTTGAAATAGAATCTATTGAATATGATACCACTAGAAAACGAAACACAATGCAACGACTTTCCAATTATAATGAAATTACAGATGATGATGATAAAACCGAGTCTGCATATGCAGAAGTACCATACAACATAAATTTCAATCTTTATATTATGACTAAATTTATGGACGATGGGTTACAAATAATTGAACAAATAATTCCATATTTTACACCAGAATTTACAGTAACAATTAATCCAGGCACACTTAACACCAAAATGGACATTCCTTTAATATTAAATAGTGTGGACAATGAAGAAGAATGGGAAGGTGATTTCGATTCTCGTAGAAGTTTAACTTGGACTTTAAATTTTAGTGCTAAATCATATGTTTATGGTAGAAAATCCGAATCAAGAAGAATCAAAAGAATTATGGCAACATTGTTTGATGGTGGTGTAACCGTAGGTACTACTGGTGCCGCAGTTTCTATGGTTGATGTGGGACTTACTGGTCCTGGTGGTACAGCAAGTGGGCCAAGTGTAGCATCTCCAAATGTAACATTTAGATTGTGGGGTGGAGATTCGGGTGACATAGATATTTATGGAGATATAATCGGTGAGTAAGAAAAAAGTTGATGAACAAATAGAAGATGCATTAGATTTAGAAAAAACAGAAGATGAAGTATTACACGATAGGATGTCTGCTGGCGGAAGTCCTATTATGATTCCCACCACAGAAGAAGACAAACTCAAACGTGACTACAATCTTGTAAGAAAGAATCTAAAAGAAATAATTGATACAGGGAATACTGCTATTGATGGTATTCTTACTGTTGCATCTGAAACAGAATCACCAAGAGCATATGAAGTGGCTGCTCAAATGATTAAGAATGTTGCTGATGTGAATAAAGACCTTCTTGAAATGCACAACAAAATGAAACAAATTAGAAAAGAAGATGGTACACAGAAAGCACAGAATATCACCAATAATTCTCTTTTTGTGGGTTCTACTCAAGAACTTCAAAAATTATTGAAACAACAAAAAGAACAATTAATTGAAAGTGAAATTGAAGAAAAGGAAGCCCTTGATATTATTGATGTAGAGTACGAAAATAATGACACAGAATGAACATTATCTTGGAAACCCAAATCTAAAAGCCAAAGGTGTAAATGTAGATTTTACAAAAGAACAGGTTGCAGAATACCTGCGATGTCAACAAGACCCAATTTACTTTATCAAAAAATATGTAAAAATCATTCATCTTGATAGAGGATTAATTGATTTTGAACTATATGATTTTCAAGAACATATTGTAAATACCATTCACGATAATCGTTTCGTAATTTGTAAACTTCCTCGTCAATCTGGTAAATCTACAACCACAATCGCTTACTTGCTACATTATGTATTATTTAACCCAGAAGTAAGTGTTGCTATTCTTGCAAATAAGCAAGCAACAGCAAGAGAACTTTTACATAGACTTCAATTAGCATATGAACATTTACCAAAATGGTTACAACAAGGTGTTGAACAATGGAACAAAGGTTCTATTGAATTAGAAAATGGTTCAAGAATATTGGCATCTGCAACATCATCCAGTGCTATTCGTGGTAGTTCATTCAATCTTATCTTCCTTGATGAATTTGCATTCGTCCCACACGAAGTAGCAGATGAATTCTTCAGTTCTGTGTATCCAACAATCACATCAGGTAAAACAACAAAAGTTTTGATGGTTTCAACTCCTCACGGAATGAATCTATTTTATAAATTTTGGACCGATGCAGAAAATGGTAGAAGTTCTTATGTTCCTATCGAAGTTCACTGGAGTCAGGTGCCTGGTCGTGATGAGAAATGGAAAAAAGAAACGATTGCAAACACCTCTGAAACACAATTCCGAACGGAATTCGAGTGTTTAGATGGCGATACGATGATTACTGTAAGGGACAAAGACACACAAGAAGAATTTGAAATACCAATGAAAGAGGCATTTGATTTCCTTCGTTGAATGTGAATTCATAGGATTTATACATATAGTATGATATACCTATACTCACTAAAACAAGACGACACAATAATGTACATTGGATTGACAAACAATCCTGATGTTAGGGAAACCACACACAAACGAAAGAAACCGCCACATACATTTACAGTATTAGAAAATATAATAGAAAATGTTGCAGAAGCAACCGAACGAGAAAGAGAATTGATTGAAGAATATGAAACTTATCTTTATGGGTGGAACAACTCGCCTGGTGGTGAATACGAGCAAAACTCTGGCTATAACAGGAAAGGCATTGGTGGAGTGAAGAAAGGACAAACACCTTGGAACAAAGGAAAGTCTGGTTGCTTCTCGGAAGAGACAATTCAGAAAATGAGAGACACCAGAAAGGGTGTGCGACATAGTTCCAAACTCACAGAATCCAAAGTTAAACTCATAAGAAAAGAGTTTCAAGAACACCCCACAATCAGTGGAGTAGGAGAAGTACAGGGAAACGGTATCAAACTCACACAAGAAAGAGCATTTGCAAACAAGTATCATTCTAAGTACGGAATAACTAACATAAACCTCTACAATATAATCACAGGTAAATCGTGGAAGAACATATAAAAAATACACAATATGAAATATTGACCCCTTCTGGTTGGAAGGATTTCTCTGGTATGAGAAAACTTTCAAAATCAGAATATGCTACAATATCTACCGAAACCACAGAACTCAAATGTTCGTTAAATCATAAAGTAAAAACTACAGATGGTTGGAAGAAAAGTAAAGAGTTGTTATGTGGTGACCGTATTGTTGGTGTAGAGAAATCCTCAACAATTTCGTCTGTTGGTATTGTTGAAGATGAAATTGATTTGTTTGATATTCTTGAAGTTGAAAATCACGAATACTATTCAAATGGTTTAGTTTCTCATAATTGCGACTTCGTAGGTAGTGTAAACACTCTCATAGAAGCAAAGAAACTCAAGGAATTGACATATAAAGAATATGTGTTTAGGAATGATGAGGGATTTGATGTTCTAGTTGAACCAGAAGAAGACCACACATATGTAATGTGTGTTGATGTTTCAAGAGGACAGGGATTAGATTATCACGCATTTACTATTGTTGACATTACAGAAATGCCGTATAGGGTTGTTGCTAAATTCCGAAATAATCAAATGTCTCCGCTTGTGTATCCGAATGCAATTTATTCGGCTGCGATGCAATACAACAAAGCACACATCCTTGTAGAACTAAATGATATTGGTGGTCAAGTTGCAGACATTCTCCACCACGAAATGGAATACGACCATTTATTGGTAACTACAGTTCGTGGAAGAAAAGGTCAAACCCTTGATGGTGGTTTTGGTTCTGGTCAAAGTCAATATGGTATTCGTACCACAGAAGCAGTAAAACGAGTAGGATGTTCTCTTCTCAAAAGTATGATTGAAGAAAACAAGTTAATTGTTGAGGATTTCGACATAATCAAAGAGTTTGTTTCATTTATTTCCAAGAAAAAAACATATCAAGCAGAAACTGGTCATCATGATGACCTTGTGATGACTTTAGTATTGTTTGGGTGGTTGACCACTCAAACATATTTCAAGGAACTGACAAACCTAGATATTCGTAAAGACCTATATGAAGACAAAATGAAACAAATTGAAGATGATATGACTCCTTTTGGATTTATTGAAGATGGTATAAATAGTCAAGAAAATACATATATTGATGGCGATGGTGATGTTTGGGGAATTGGTGGTAAAGATAGTGATTGGATAATGTAAACTTACAATTCTTATACATAATATAACACAGTTACAGGCAAATATGCTAACAAATAATTAAAAAACTAAAGGAGAATTCATATGCCATTTCAAATTAGTCCAGGCGTGAATGTAACCGAAAAAGACCTAACAAATATTGTTCCTACGGTTGCTTCTAATGTTGGAGGTATCGCAGGATATTTTCAATGGGGACCCTGTGAAGAAAGAGTATTAATTGACAGTGAAGATAATCTTGTCACTGTTTTCGGAAAACCAGATGACAACACAGCAGATTATTTTTGGTCTGCCGCAAACTTCTTAGGATATGCAAATGCACTTCAAGTAGTTCGTAAAGCAGACTCAACTGCGGCCAATGCTGTTGCAAAAGCAAATGGTTCAAGAGGTGATACAAATTGGACAATGGGTAGCACCTCTGGATTTCTTATTAAAAATGAAGATGATTACTTCAGTCAAGTATCGGGTGGTACTTCACCTGGCGTACTTTCAACAGGATTATCTGGTGATGGAGAAGTGGCATATTTTACCTCTAAATACCCAGGTATATTAGGTTCTTCATTAAAAGTATCGATGTCAGATAAACATGAAGTAGTGGTTGCAAGTGGTATTTCGAGTGCAATTGAAGGTGATACATTTGTGGATGTTACAGATAAGAATATTCGTGGTGAAGTTGCAGTCGGTGATATACTAAAAATAACTTCAGGTTCATATACCGTAAGTGGGTTTAGTGGTGGTGCAACCGCAGTCGGTGATACATCTACCTCACTATCGAATCATAAAACCGAAGCAACAGAATATACACATATTAACCTAGAAACTGCAATTTTATCTGGTGATGTGGGTACTGGACTAACGGGCACAGTAACTTGGGCATATGCAGGAAATTTCGATTCTGAACCAAACACATCCACAGATGCAACTAAATTTGGTGCAATTAATGACGAAATACATATTGCAGTTATTGATGAAGATGGTAAATTTAGTGGTGCAAAAGGAACAGTTCTTGAAACATTCAGTGCTTCCAAAGCACAAGATGCTAGAAAGTTTGATGGAACTGGAAATTATTACGCAAACGTAATCAATACAAAATCTAATTATCTTTGGTGGGGTGACCATCCAGACAGTATTTCCAATGCAGACGGTACAAGTGGTGGTAATTCTGCCGATAGTAACGATTGGGGAACTTCATTTGCGAGTATCGATGCAGAGGGTGTATCAGGAGCAACATTTGATAGTTTGGTTAGAAACTACTACGCCTCATTTGTGGGTGGTGGTGATGGTTCGTCCTTCAACAATTCTTCACTATACACTAACGGTTATGAACTATTTGAAGATGCTGAAACCGTAGATGTTTCACTTCTTATTGGTGGACCAGCAGAAGAAACTTTAAGTGGTAAACTTATTGACTTGGTTGATGCTCGAAAAGACTGTTTAGCATTCCTTTCGCCACCAAGAGAAGACGTTGTTGGACAAACTTCCGTAGGAACTGCAAGTCAATCCGCAGTAGATTACTACAATACCGACCTTGACAAGTCATCTTCATATGGAGTATTCGATAGTGGATGGAAGTATCAGTACGACAGATATAATGATGTTTATCGTTGGGCGCCATTAAATGCAGACATTGCAGGACTTTGTGCTAGAACAGAACAACAACAAGATGCTTGGTGGAGTCCCGCAGGTTTCAGTCGTGGACAAATCCGCAACATTGTTAAACTTTCATATAACCCACGAAAAGCACACAGAGATATATTGTATAAAAACAACCTCAACCCTGTAGTTTCGTTCCCTGGTGAAGGAACTGTTCTTTTTGGAGATAAGACAATGCAAAGGAAACCGAGTGCATTCGATAGAATTAATGTACGAAGACTTTTCATTGTTCTTGAAAAAGCAATTTCTACTGCCGCAAAGTTCCAACTCTTTGAGTTTAACGATGAATTTACTCGTTCAAACTTTGTTAATATGGTTTCACCGTTTTTACGAGATATACAAGGTAGACGGGGTATTTACGACTATAGAGTTATATGCGATAGTACCAATAACACACAAGAAGTAGTTGATAGAAACGAATTTGTTGCAGACATCTATATTAAACCTGCCCGTTCAATCAATTATATTCAACTAAATTTTGTTGCAGTCAGAAGTGGTGTGGATTTTGAAGAAATCGCTGGAGTATAAAATTATTATTTGTATGATTATTCAAAAAAATATACTAAATAATATAAAAGGAGAGAAAATATATGGACCTTAACCAATTTAAATCAACCGCCTTATCGAAAGGTGGAGCAAGAGCAAACTTATTTGAAGTAGAAGGGAGCATAGGTGGTGATAGTGACTCAACTGGTTCTGCCGGATTGTTAAAGTTCTTATGTAAATCTGCATCTATTCCAGCATCTACTGTAGGAGAAATTGTTATTCCTTGGCGTGGTAGACAATTTAAAATTCCTGGCGATAGAGTATACTCAGATTGGGATATTACAATTGTAAGTGATGCCGCATTCGAGTTAAGACATTCTTTTGAAACATGGAACAACAGATTGCAAGATTCCCGAACCAATGTATCCGAAGTAAAAAATATTAGTGGTAATCTTTTTCAAGATTGGAATATTTATTGGTTAGGTAGAGATGGTCAACGAAGTAATGGT